CATTACTATAAAACATCAAAGTTCTAGCATATAAATTATTTAATGCTTCTTTACCAAAGCCACCATATGGTCCAATAATTGCACGTGCCTTAGCACCAAAACCAGAACCAGTGATTACAATATTTGCCCATCTATATCCAGAACCATAATTAGTCATAATTAGTTTTTCAATTCTACCATTTGATAGAACTGCTTCAGCTGTAGCACCAGAACCATCTCCTGTGATTGTTACTGTTGCATTACCATAACCATAACCACCAGAAATAACTGGACAGTTCATTATTCTACCATCAACAGTAAGCAATTCAATATTTGCCTGAAGTGTATTAACATCACCTGGAGATAAATCTGCAGAAACTGCAGCACCAACACCATCACCAGTTACGTTTAAGTTTGCGTAAGTATAACCTTCACCCGAATCATTAATTTGAATACCAATTAGCTGCCCAAACACACCCTCAAAGAAGAAACGAGCTGTGCCATTATATTGAGATGAGGAAGTATGTGTTGGTTCAGTTACTCCACTTGTGCCTGCTTCAATACAAGTATATAATCTATTTTCAAACCAAACTTTTAATCCAATTGTATATGCAGTTTCAGCTTCCCACTCTTGCCCCAAACTATCTGCTGCAAAGATTGGTAATATTTGGGCTTCAGTTTTCTCACCAGTAAAGTAAGCACTTGCACCCTCACCAGAATCACTCGATATAGTGATTGCAGGAAAATTATTATATCCAGAACCATATTTAATAGACGCTTCTGCAGTTGCCTGAACACCAGCATAATCTAATGTTGCAGTTCCATTTGATGCTGAACCAGAAAGATGTACTGGCGCAGTAGAGCTAGTAGTACCTGCGGCAGAAACTGTATATAAACGATTTGAATAATAAATCTGTTCACCAATGTTTACAATAGTTGATGCAGTCCACTGTGTTCCAAATGTAACATCTGGCATATCAATGTAATCATATCCTGGATCAGTAATTATAACTCGAATAATAGAACCATTTTGTAAGACTGCAATGGCAGCTGCATCAACTCCATCCCCACCATCAAAATTAACTATTGGAGGTGAAGTGTAACCAGATCCACCATTTAAAATCTGAATATCTTTAAGCATACCATAAAGAATAATATCTGCAATCTCGCCATCTACAATAACTGCTTCTGCTGTTGGAGTTGTCCCAATATATTCTAATACAGCAGTTCCATTCGCAACATTTCCAAAACGATGGACTGGTCCAGCAGAATCCGTACTGCCAACATAGTCTAATGTTGCAGTTCCATTTGAAGCAGAACCACTAGTATGTGATGGTGGTGTAGATGCATCTGTTGTTCCACCAAAAGACACAATGTATAATCTATCACTATAATACAAATAAGCACCACCAGCAACTTCTGTGTCAACTTCCCAAAGATTAGCAAGTGGACCAGTTGTTCCAGAAACTGATACACGATATACATTATTTTGATATGTAAGTTTTTGATTAACTAAAGCAGTTTGTCTAGGTAACCATGTTGAAACTCCATCAAATGGCGGATCAACAGAAACTGTTGCTAAAATATAACCAGAACCAGGTTCTCCAACTGAATGGCCAGTTAACCATAATTCTTCACCAGTAGCATAACCATCACCCTGAACAGTAATTGTTCCAGATGTATAACCAGAACCATTTTGATCGATACGAATAGTTTTTAAACTACCAGCAGAATAGAACTGGTCACGTAAAGCAGTTAAAACTGGCATGTACGTATCAGTTAAAAATTTATTTCTTAGTGCAATTGGAATAGTGTAAAGAAATTTCCAAATATAACCATCAGATGTTCTAATAGCATCAACAGTAGTACCAGTTGGTTTAATTATAGATGCCGCACCATTGTTATTATCTAAACATTGATATACGTTAAACTCGTCAGTAACAACATAATACATTGCATCTTCTAATTTCTGAGTTCCCGATGGAGCAACAGTAACAATAGCATTTCCATCAGCATCAGTACCACCACCACCAATAATTGTAACAGTTGGTGAAGAAGTATAGCCAGAACCACGATGTGTCAGTGCAATATCAATAATTGCACCATCAAGAACAGTGGCAGCTGCAGTTGCACCAGAACCATTTGCATCATTATGCGCAACATATTTTAATGATGCAGTTCCATTTAATTCAGTCCCATTGGTATGTGATGGAGCAGAAGTTCCAGAAGTACCAGTATTGGTAACTACATAAACTTTGGCACCACCATTAACTTTAATCATTTCACCGTAAACATAATTAGTTGCTGCCTGCCATGATACAGCACCCTGTGAACCAATGTAAACATATGGTGCTGAGCCGTAACTAAAACCACCATTAACTAGATCAATTCCCTGAACTTCAGTGGAGTATTGATCATCAAACTGATCATAAACAGTACCATTAATCCAGTTATTTCTTTCAACTACATATGCAATATCAGTTGGTTTAATTTCCTTCATCGTAATAATTTGATTACGAGTCTGTAGTTCATACGAAAAACTATCAGTTGGAAATGGAGGTGACAACTCATCTTCCCATGACAGGGTTTTACCCAAGAAATAGTAATATCTTGTATATCTTGTTATAACCTCATTGTATAGACCATCTGCAATAGAATTATGCAGAGTGGTCTTCATTAAAGAAGATGTAGTCATTTTTCTCGTCTTTTAATTAGCTTACTGTTACAACCCAAGTAATAGCGATAGAGTCACCAGCTGCTTTATTAACTACTGGGAAAGTAGTGCGGCAAAGTAAAGTACCACCAGAACTGTTATTCAAAATACCAGCCTCAGTAATGGCACCAGTACCAGTAGCAGCTGGGAATGTAGCTGTTGCAGTAACAGTATTAGTTGAAGCAGTGAATGATGTCAAAGAAACACGACCAGCCTCAGTTCCTAGAGTAGTATCGCCAGCGATTGGAGTACCAGTACCAGTACCGATAGCCATGTGGCTCATTACTGTTGATGCAGTGCCAACCATACGGCTAGCGATATAATTCTTACCAACCGTAACAACTAGGTTAGGTACTTTCATTGCTGATTTAACATTTCCTGTTCTATCAAAAACAGTTACTGTCAATTCACCATGGGCTTTTAAGTTTTCTTGTAAATTCATAGGAATCTCCTGTTAGTATTGTTTATCCTGTAAAGGCGGATTCACCCTCTGTATAGTTTCCACTATCGTTTGCGAAATATGAACTGGTTATCGGATAAGGATCTGTATATGGACTTAACCATAAAGATCCACCACTATCGGTTGCTCCAGCCTCACTAGTATCTGGTGTTACTTCATCATACAAATAATGAGTAGCTAATGATTTATTTAGGACAACATACGGAACAGTTCTAGTGCCATTTGTACCAGTAGTATCACTTAATGAAACAGAACTAGTATCTGATGTTGTCCCATCATTTAATTTATGTGTAGAAAGTGCCTTCTCCATCTCAACATAAGGCATAGTTCTAGCACCATTTACCCCAGTAGTATCACTTAGGCTAAATGTATCATCATCTAAAGTAGTATTATCATATAGTTTATGAACATAGAGTGTGGAATTAAATACTTTACCTACTTCATATTCACTAATACCCTTACGATATGTCAATTCATCTGCATTTAAATAGTCATCTTCAATTGGTGATACAGTATTATCATCTAGAGTAGTACCATCATTTAAATAAGAAGAATTAACTCTCTTACTAAATGTCCAATAAGGCATTGTTCGATCAGTAGTTTCCTGATTACCTTCAGTATCTGTTGGTGTAACTATGTTTTCGTCTGAAGTTACCTCATCATTTAAATAATGATCATTGATAGGTTTTTCTACTAAACTTACATGGTTTTCTGATTCAGTAATAGTATCATTTAATAGTTTACTTGTAAGTTTAATAAATGACGAATCCTGCGTTTGAACTTCATCTTGTAAAGTAACAAACAAATATTTTAATGCAAATTCTAATGCCGTTCCAGTATCAAATTCGTTTCTGATATCAAACTCACCAAACAACGCCATACCAGCTGGATGTAATAATGTTTTAACCGCAGAACGATATTTGTCTAGACGTTCATCAATTTTAAGAACATAAGCAAATGCCTGATAGTAACGACTATCTTGAATAAAAATAGCATCATCTAAGAAACCATCATTAGTTGTGTAGTATCCTGGATATTTTGCTAATGCCCCTAGAGTAACTTTAATAACTGCAGGTTCATCTGGATCAAGAATTGTGTATTTGTTATCAACAAAGAACTCACGAACAGTCTCACCAACATATGTACCGTCCCAATATTCTGTTACGTTATAGTCAGTTGTATTAATAACCCCCTGTTCAAAGAAACCATTTGTTGTTTCTGAGAACGAAATATTTGTGCTTGGAGAGCCACCAGAGATAACTAATCCAGTTGCTCCTGCTGTAGTTGCAGAAACACCACCATATGGGAGAAGGTTTGCCGTAAAGTCTGTATTGTAACCAATACCATAACGAACATATTCTAATGCTTCAATGGCACCAATTTCATTAACACGGGATACTTTTAATATAGAACCTTTACCAGCACCACTTTTAACTTCATACAATTCACCAATTTTAAATTTCTTACCACCACGCTGAATTGACACAGAAGAAGTTGTTGATAGAATAGTGGCATCAAATGTGTCGCTATAACGTATTCTATCTCCAATACTAATATCACCAAAGAATCTACGATCAATGAATAACTCATAGATGTATTCAGAGATTTGGATTGCGTTATCTACTTCAATTTCAACATATTGTCGTTTGTCAACTTGTAGACGGATAATACGATTTGGTGTAATAACATCAACTAATTTACCTACAATTTCTGCGGGATCACCAGCATTTACATATACGAATAATGAAACGTCTTGGTTCCAACGTCCGTCAGAAGCACGAAGAATTTGTTTAGAAGGATAATCTACTACAACATCTTTATTAAAAAGAATTTTGAATAGTAGTTTAAAAGATGCTTCAGAACCCTTTGCAAGATACTGGTCTTTAATTTTCTGCAGTAAAAATCTTTCATTTACAACAGTGTAAGGGATATTATGAGCCAATTCATTTTTGAATTGTCCAATAAATGCATCAAGTGTAGTATCTAGATCTCTAAGTTTAGTGAACTGAGTGTCATAATTCTGTTCAATGAATTCATAATATGCTTTTAAAAATTCAATGAATGTTGCGTAATCTTCCCTGACGAACTCAGGTACCTGTGATGGTAACAGGGAAGATAACTTAGGTCTGTTAATCATTAGTTTCTACTAGAAGTGAATGTATAATTTTTACCAGCACGTAAATCGCCATTAGCAGATTTATCAATAATTGCTGTTACTGTTAAATGATCACGTGCAATTTCAGCGATCTGAGTATATGCAGAAACAATATCGTTTGATTGAGGTTTAAAAGTAATTTCCCAATCTATATCACCAAGTGCAGTAATATTTAGATTTTTAAGGTTCATTATACCATTTGCGTAATCAACAGTACCAATTCTTGGGTTTACAATGAATTTAGTACTTCCTGTAGTTGCAGAATTTGAAGCCACATTATAATATAATTGCATGTAACCCTTTCCATCATCCTGAAGGAAATGTAACTGTTCACTACCTTTAACATAGAATCCAGTTGAAGTTATAGCACCTTCTGGAACACCAGCAGTGAAAATTGGATTAATCAGATTCAATGTGTATTCTGCAGAAACATTATAACGAGGTGAAACTTTTCTACGCATAACAACTGTAGTAATGTTACTTACAATTCCTGGTTCACTGGTGTCGATCAAACGACTCAACTGTGAGTATTTAAATACACCATCAAATCTTTGTAGATTTGCATCATCGTATCTAAAAATTGCATCTGTTACTAATGTTGCAATTTGAGAAGAAGTTCTTGTTGTTTTTCTATCATTAAAATAAACAGTAACATCAAGAGCAATATTTAAAAATTCTGGATCAACAATTTCTGGAGTGATTGAAACTACGCTTCTTGAAGCCAATAGAGTAGTTTTAATATCTGATTTTTGTTGAAGGGTTAATTTGGAAGCACCACGTGGTCTTGCACAAATATATGTTTTACCATATACTGGAGGATTATTATCTTCACCACCCCAAACT